GAGCGCGCCGGCGGTTGTGGAGAACATTGTGGCGGCTTCGCCGCCATTGTTGAGTCCGCCTATGAGTGATGTGATTGCGTTCCAGAGGCCAGTGAGTTGGCTTTTGAGGCTGGCCGTCGCCGAGGCGAGCATCTGGAAGCCGGGGATGTTGGAGATCGTGTCGCCAAGGTTTTTGAGTTTCGCCTGTGTGGCGGGTATCGCGTTCTCGAGACCTTGTTGGAGTGCCGCTCCGACTTTTTGCAGGGTTGGTGTGACGGCTGCGGTGAACGAGTCGATGAGCGGTATGGCCTGGTTGAACAGGCCGCGTAAGCCGTCGAGGACTGGTGTGGCGGCTGTTTCTCCGAGTCGGCTCAACGCGGCTTTCACGTTGGCCAGGGCGCCGGTGAATGTGGTGCCTGCGGATAGTGCGGCGCCGCCCAATCCTTCCTTCATGGCGTCGGCGAAGGTTTGGAAGTCGATCTTGCCGTCCGAGACCATGTCGGACACTTCGGCGCTGGTCTTGTTCAGATGCTTGCCGAGCATCTGAAGCACAGGGATGCCTCTCGACATGAGCTGGAGCATGTCGTCGCCCTGGAGTTTGCCTCGCGCGGCGACCGATCCGAAGATCGTGCCGATGTCGGTCAGGCTAGCGCCGCTGATCTGCGCAGTGTCGGCGACGGTCTTGAGGACCTGTGTGAGCTCGCCGCCCTCCTTGACGCCGGATGCTGACAGGCTGGCCGCGACGGTCGCGGCGTCGCCCAGTCCGAACGCGGTGCCCTTGACGGATGCGAGCGCGTCGTTCATGATCTCGGTGACGCTGGCGCTGTCGTGGCCGAGGCCCTTGAGCTTGGCCTGCGCGTTCTCGATGTTGAGGGCGCGCGTGAAGCCGCCTTTGGCGGCCAATGCGGTGATGCCGCCGGCGAGGGTGACGATCGCGCCTGTGCCGACCTTGCCGATTTTGCCGAACGCGCCGCCGATCTTCGAGATGAGGGTGTTGGAGCCTTTCCTGGAGGCTTTGCTGACGGCGTCGCCGATGTCGCCTTCGATGCTTTTGCCGAATCCTTTGCCGGATGGTTCGACGTGGACGTATGCGACGCCTATGTCCTGTGCTGCCATCGTGTTTCCTTATTCGTAGGTTGGGATTCCGATGGCGGTCGGAGTCAGAGGTCGTCGTTGATGTGGAAGTAGGCTTTGAGCCGTTCCCTGTCCTCGCGTTGACGGCGGGTGAGGTTGTGCGTCGGGGTTGGCGGGCGGAGCGGGTCGTGCTCGTGGTCGAACCATGGGCGTTTGCGTTGTCCGGACAGCGTCCAGACCGCCTGTTCGGCTCCGTCGGGCGCGTAGACGGCGTCCTGCAACGCCATCCACGAGTGGCTCGTATGGTCTTTGAGGATTTCGCGGGTCAACGCCCAGGCGAGTCCCCAATCGACTCGTGGACGTTGGCCTTCAAGCCATTCGGCGAAGCGTACGGGCCTGTAGATCTGCCCGTACGCTCGGATCCAGTCGTAGGCTAGCGCCGCGCGGTGGTTGTTCCAGAGGTGGGCGAGGTAAACGCTTTTGGGTCCAGTCCGGATTCGTCGGCCCACGCCTTCACCGTGGCGATGAGGTAGGCCATCGGGCGTTTGGTCTTACGTAGCGCGGTCCAGAAGTTCGGCTGCGCGTTCTCGAAGTATGCGAGGAACGCGGCCATGCACGCGCTGGTCTCCTCGTCGGAGAGCGTCGGCCTGCTCTTGACCAGGAGGATGGCCTGCACGAGTTCGATGGGCAGTTCCGCGTTGTTGAGGTTCGGCAGGTCGAGTTTCGCTCCGGCGACCTCGAGGTGCACGTCGGGCTTGAGCTCCTCCGCGTCGGTAAGGTCCACGTCCACGACATGGTAGGTGTTGTCGCTCATTTCGTCTCCGTTTCATGGTTATCGGCGGTTATGGGTAATGGTCCCGTGCGGCCGACCGCCATCGGCCGCACGGGAAGAATCAATGGGCTACTTGGCGTCTTCGGTGACGAGGCCCCATGCGTGGAACTGTTCGCCGTTAGTGCCCTTGAGCATCTTGAACGTCATGCTGAAGTTCATGATCTCGCTGGATTTCAGGCTCACGTCGTCACGGTCGCTCACCTTCGCGTTGGTGCCGTACAGGAGGAACGGACGGTCCTGCTGGTCGAGCGCGACCAGCACGAGGATCCACTCCTTCTTCAATCCGGCGCCTTTGATGCTGATGCCGCCGTCCGAATCGACGTCCACGTCGAAGTAGGCCGACACCACATCCTTGCGGCCCTCCATGGCGGCGAGCTGCAGGGTCCAGTAGCCCGGATCCGTGTCGGACAGCACGATGTCGCCGTTGTGGGCCTTGTAGTCGGTGCTGTCGCCCGGTTCCGGATGCAGGACGGCGCCGTCCTCCGTGGAGTAGCCGATCGGCTTCTTGCTTGCCGGCGGGGTCCAGGCCACTCCGGTCGGAGCCACGAACGTGCTGTCGCCCTTGGGGAACAGGAACAGCGCGTAGTTCTTGATCAGGCGCACGTTGCCTGCGGTGTTGCCGTTGGACACGTACCCGTAGTCGGTCGCGCCCTGCGCGGCGACGGTGGTTTTTTCGTTGTTGTCAGACATTCATCTGCACCTTTCCGTTCTTCGCGTGTGGCGGCACGTTGTCTTTGGTTGTGTTTCAGTTGACGGTGACCTCGAGCAGGAGCACTCCGTACGCGCACACCAGCCTCTTGTCCTCGTCAGTCATGCGTACCGGCCCGGATTCGAGTGACGCGTCGATGAGCGGCGCGACGTTTCCGAGCCCGATGATCTCCCTCGCGATGTCGGCCCACAGGCGTGCGGCCTTGTCCCAGTCGCCCGTATGGTCCTCTCTCATGCAGCGCACGCTCAGCCGCAGCCGCACGTACTGCGAGATTGGGGTGCTCATGCCTTGCATGGAGTCGGCCAGCGTGGCTTCGGTGAAGGGAGGTTCGAGGTCGCTTCGTTCGATGGTGTCGAACGTCACGTCCGGGAACAGTGTCCTCAGTTTGGGCAGGAGCAGGGGTTCCGTGCGCCGTGGAGTGACGGGGATGCTCATACGTGCATCCTGCCGAGCGTGTCCTCCAACGTGCCGTGCGCCTTCTCCACCGGTGCCGGGCAGATGATCGCCACGCCGCTACGGTTCTTGCCGTCATGGTCGCGGACCATGCAACGGCTGTCGGTGACGGCCTCATTGGCCGAGTCACGCATGCGCGAGCGCAGCGTCTCGTTCTTCAGCACCTGCTGGCTGAACGCCTTGCGGTTGAAGACGAATCTGCATCGTTTGGCCATGCTTATCCTTTCCGTTCGCCTACGGTGATGACGTCGCCGATGTGGCGTCCGTGGATGTTGTTCCACACCTGTGGTTTGCCTTTGACGGGCAGGAGGATGCCTCTGACTTTGATCAGGTCGGTGGCTTGGATGCCTGTCGGCTGGCTACCGCGGATGCGGATCGTGTATTCGATGGTTTGTGGATTGGCGTTTTCCTCGGTCTGGTCGGTGGTGGAGTTTGGTTCGACCAGCGCCTGGAATGTGCCGACGGGGACGGGCTTGCCTTGGATGGGGTTGCCGTCCACGTCGGTGTCGGGTTGGCCGCGCCACACTTCGATGGTTTCCACTAGGACGTCTCCCCCGTTGCCATGTCGACGCTGAACGCGCGTTGCGCGTTGATGCCGAGGATGCGTTTCTCGTCGTCGCGCAGCCAGAGATCGCCGGTGGGCGCTCCGAAACTGTATTGTTCGCTGAAGCTGCCGGTGGTCTGGTTCATCTGCGTGATGCCGCCGGGAATGTCGTACGGTTCGGCCTGCATGATTCTGCGGACGATGTCGCAGGTGATCTTCGTCAGCAGGCGTGGCCGTTCGTCGAGGAGCCGCCGCCAGATGGGCGAGCGTTCCTTGATGTACTCGGTCACGTCCGCGAGATGCGTGTCGGCTTTCTGACGTTCCTCGTCGGTGAGCTTGTGCCACCTCCGTTCGAGATCGTCGGAGGTGGCGAACATGTCCGGTTCGTCCGTCATGGTCACTTCTTGTCCGGCAGCTTGATCACCCCGGAGGCCGCGAGGCCGGTGATAGTGTCATCGAACTGTTTCGCCAAAGTATTGAAAGCCGTGACGAGCTTGTCGAATTCATCCTTGGTCGGAGCGGCTGCGGCGGCCTTGACGATGTTGCCGTCAACGTTGCCAATCGTCTGTTCGGGCGCGAACTGCTTGATGCCGCCGAGGGTGTCCTTGCCGGCCTCCGGCAGTTCGTAGGCACCGGAACCGGCGGAGAAGGCGGTGCCGTCAGTGTTGACAAGCCGCACCTGCGCGTCCAACGGGCCGACAGTGTGCTTTTCCTCGCCTGCAGGGTTGATCACAAGCGTCTGGATGGGGAAACTCATCGTTCACCTCACTTGGTCTTGAGCACGGCGAACGCGTTCGGGTCGATGACGGCGAACGCGTACATCGCTTCGGTACGGTATGCGATCTGGTTGTGGGCCTTCAGGTCCACGCCGGTCTGGTCCGGGTCGCCGTAGGCGATAATCTCGCTGGTCAGGTCGCGGACCATGCCCCATTTGATGAGGCTGAAGTCTCCCATGAACGCGAGCACCTTCGTCGGGGTCGAGGCCAGTCGTCCGTTGACGGTGCCAGAGGTCGCGGCGGTGATGCCGTCCAGGCTGCCGGCCTGCAGGTTCAGCGGAATCTCCGGATAGAAGCGCATGCCGGTGGAGGGGACGCGCAGCTTGCGCAGACGGGACGCCCAAGTCTTGGACAATGCCACGCCGTTGATGTCGTAGGAGTCGTTCAGCGCATCGGCCAGGGCGTCCACGTTGCTGATTTCGTCATCGCCGGCGATCACCTGCACGGCGGACGTGCTCAACGGGTTGAATCCGGAAAGCGCGGTGCCGGTCTTCGGGTTAATCGCATGGTAGATCACGTAGTCGAGCGCACGGCCCAAAGCGGCTGCCTGATCCGCCTGGATGCTGCGGATGATCTGCAGCTGGTTGTCCTCGTCGGCCCACTGGAGTTCGCTCGTGACGCGGGTGGTAGTCTGCACCTTGAAGCGCTTCGCCACGACGGAATCCACGGTCTGCTCGTAACTGTTCTTGACCGCGCCTTCGGCCACGACCTCGGCTTCGCTCTTGCCGTTGAACACGAGGTAGTCGGCGTCGGAGAAGATCTGCGGCGTGCTGGGGCTCAGGGACGCGATGGTGCTGGTGTCCTTGGCCTTGTTCACGATTTCGGTGGCCACGCTCACGGGGAGCTTGATCTGGTCTGTTTTCATCGCCATGATGGCTTGTCCTTTCAGTCGTTATCTGCCGAGGAGCTGATGGATGTACGAGAGCTCTTCGGCGTCCTTGTTGTTGTTCTGGTGCGAAGGAGAGCCTGTCTGGTTCTTCACCCTCGGCGGCTTGGATGCTGGATGCAATGCCGCTCGCAGGAGGTCCGCATGCGCTTCGAGTTCCTCTTTGCTGCCGCCGCGGAGCAGTTCGGCCGGAACGTCCTTGTCTTTGGCGACTTCGGACACCCATTCGGCGTGCTGTTTCTCGGCCGCGGCGTCGTCGATCTGCTTGCGCAATGCGGCGTTCGATTCCTTAAGCTTGTCGATTTCGCTCTTTCCGGCGTTCTCCATCTCGTCGAGTTTCATGGCTTTTGATTTGAGCTCGTCGTAGTCCTTGTACTTGCCGCGCTCCTTCGCCAACCTTTTCTCGACGATCTGGTCGACCTGTTCCTGGGTGAACGATTTCGGCTCGCCGCCGTCGCCACTATCGCCGGAACCGCCCTCGTCCCCGCCGCCGTCGATGAGACGGATACGGGCCGGGAATCGGAATCTGTTGAACATGCTGTGCTCCTTCTTGCTGTTTCCCGTGGATTCGAGTTCGACCGCGCCACGGTGCGCTGTATGGTCCTCCCACGCGATACGGCGCATGGTCGCCGCCAACCGGACCGGCTGGTCGAGTGGTGGATGCAGGATTCGCACCTGCGTGGCTGTGAAGCACCCGATTTACAGTCGGGTCCGTTCGTCTACTCCGGCAATCCACCGAAATCAATGGTTTTTGGTAAAATAGAAGTACCGGAGGTCCCGTGCAGACTTGAAATAATAGCCTATTCGTGCGGGAGTGCCTCCGGGTTTTTATTGCAGCTCGATTTCTCTCATCCCGTTGTTGTCCAATAGGAACAAACGTCTGATCTTGTTTTTCTTATGCAGCGCGTTATAGCGGGAAAGTTGCGTCACCAGTTTCTCCGGAGCCGAGTATCCAGTGAGATCCACAATGAATGCATCCTTCACGACACCATGCTGCTCGGCTTTGGATACCGCTTTTGAGATGTTCTTCGAAATGGATCCGTAGTCTGGGCGTTTTTGCCGAGATGACTTAACCTCGCACTCAAGGTCTTGCTCAATCCATTTCAAATCATTCGTCGATTTGTGCCCCAAAGTATCGCGTGGAATCCATTCGTAATGCTGTCCGAGTGACTTGAAATGTTCCAGGAACACGATTTCATGCATCTCAAGGACGTCTGCGTCTACTGGGACGCCAAGCGCCTTCTGCCTTCCATCCCATCCTTTCTTGCTTAATGATTTCTCGTCGCGCATGCCGGTGAAATCATGTTCGACTTTGAAAGACGCACGTTTCTTCGGCATGATCCCGTCGCTCAATTGCTTAGGGAACTTATGACGCATAACGAATGTGACGGCATTCGCGTCGGCCGAATCCAACTTGATTCCGGCTTCCTCGGCGGAGGACTTCCAATTCTTTCCCAATGCGTTGCCGTTGATGGCTTGCACGGCCTGATCGTACATGGCTTTATACTTCGCTTGGTCATAGCCGAAGATCTTGTCCTTGCCCCAGCTGCACACGGGAATGCAACGGCATTTGCCGTTATGGAAAGAGCCGCCGAAGTCCGCGCTTTCCTCACTGGTGTATGCGAATCCTCGGCTGGCGAGCATCACGCAAAATGCACAAGGATTGGAGCCTCGTGGGACGCGTGCCCATCCAGGATGCGTCTCGTCGGCGTCGCGGTTGTTCTGCGTGGTCAATCGTACAGACCTGCTCATCATGTCGGCAATGAACTGCTGCCAGTCGTCCACCGTCTTCAGGTCGGGCCAAAGGTCTTCAACAGTCAGCCCGTTGGCGTTGCCATGCTTCAAATTAGTGTAGTTATGCCCATTCCAATCGGTTCCAGTGAAACCGCCTACCTGACGGTATAGCACTTCATATTCGTCGCAAGTAGATGAGACGTAGGGCGGCATTTTGATGCCGGCGTATTTCTGCCACAGGTTCCTGGTGTCAGTGTAGTACCTACGTGATCGTTCGGACGCATCGCGGGTGTACCTGAGCACTATGTCTTGTCGTTCCAACGGTTTCGCGGATTCCATCGCGTCGGTGGCGTCGTCTGTCAGATTCTCAAGATCAGTCTCGTAATCCCTATGCAGTTTCTCCAGTTTCTGACGAAGCTGCGCTTTCGCCGGTTCCGGCAGATCCAGATTGTTCAGATCCATCCGTCACCTCCGAGGACGCCGCGCTTCTGTCCATGAGCTGGTCGATGCGTTGTTCCGATTTCTGCCGTTGCTGGTCGGCGCGTAGGCGGGTGATTTCCTCGCGGGTCAGGCCGAGACGTTCGAGTCCGACATCGGAGTCGGCGTAGCCGGTGATCTTGTCGGCGATCTTCGTGAACGCGTCGGCGCGCGCCGCGTCGGAGATTTCCCTTGTGGGCGCCCATACCGGATGCACGTCGCGCATGGAGTCGGGTATCGTGTTCGCGCCTTCGCGCAATGCCACGGCGATGCCCATGGCCCGTTTGAGTTCCCGTCCGAAGGCCACGTTCTGCTTGTCAGCGATGCGCGTCAACCGTCGTTCGGCGGATGCCATGGCCTCGGCGCTGGTCGGATTGTCCAACGTGATGCCCAGATAGTCGACCGGCACTCGGGTCTGCGAGGCGACGAGCATGGCCAAGGTCTTGAGCATGTCCGAATGGGGCGTCATGGACGCCTGCTGCACCTGATGCAGTTGGGGAAGCTCTCCGTTCTCGTCCGCGGTGATCGCGTTGATCGCCTGGATGAGACTCGTCCATGTGTTGCTGCTGAACGCGTCCCTGTTCGCTCCGATGAACCAGAGTTTCGGAACGGAATAGAATTCGGCCGACGCCTCCATGCGGACCACGGTGCGGAATCCGGCGTCGACGAGGCTCATGAGCGAACGGCTGATGCGGCTGTGGCCGAATGGCCGGTCCATCTGCCTGTCGTAGGCGAGCGCGACGGCAGTCGGCTGGTCGAAGTTCGTTTCGATTTTCTCCGCCCGCCATGGGGTCAGGTGGCCGGAGCATTCGTAGACCTTGCCGGGGAGCCACACGTTGAACGCGCAGATTCGTCCGTCCTTGTCGTCCTCGGTGATGGTCAACGCGGCGGCCAGACGGTGGTTGCGCCGGTCCCAGATGCCCGCGGACCAGTCGGCGGAACGCGGAATCATACTGATTCGTTCCGGATTCTCCGGGTCTGCGGCGATGGTCAGGAAGCTGCATGAGTGCTTGTAAGCGGATACGATCAGTTCTGACGTGGCCACGTCCAATTGGTTGTCCTCGAACAGGTCGTTGACGCCCATCGTGTCGTCGCCGGATACGCTGAACCCTTCCAGGTCGCTCAGGTCGCTCAATGATCGGACGGCCAGTTCGGGCCATCCGATCATCGCCTCGACCTTGTTTTTGATCTGGTCGGGGATGGAGATTCCGAAGTCTTTGAATCGTTCCTTGCAGTCGTAGTAGGCTCCGCGGATCAGGTTGCGTGGGTATTTCTCTCGCCACACGCGCAACAGTTCGTGGATGATGGGCATGTCCTCGTCGTCGACGCCGAGGATGGTGCCGACGTTTCCGCTTGCGGTGTCGAGGTAGCTGCTGCCGGTGAATTTCGGAGCGACACTTACCGTTGTGCCGTCGGCCATGTAGAACACCATCAGAACATCACCTCCTGTCGTCTTCCCGGATGTCGTTTCGTCGTGAACGCCCCGTACAGGGCGATCGTGGTTGATACGAGCGGCGTTATGTCGATATCCGAGCCGAGCTTGTTCCATGCGATCGCGCCGGACTGTCCCAATGGACGCGTGGTCGCGCCCTTGACGGCTGCGGCCAGCTGCGGCTGGTATTCGTCCGGCGGGTGCTTGAGCGTTCCGGCTTTGAGCATGTCGAGGAATCGGCCGCATGCGCGGCCCATCTCCTGCATGTTCGTCACGGTGACCTTCACGTGCGCGGCCTTCAGTTCGGGCAGCAGGCTCATTGCCGGGGACTGCGCGTCGATGACCACGCTGGCGGTCTTCGGCCAACGTTCGGCGAGCCAGTCCACGGCCCACATGGTGCCAGCCTGCCGCGCGTCCTTGATGTTCGCCATCTGGATGACGGCCGACCCGTCCTCGTACCGCAATGCGGCGCCGATGGTCAGCACACTCCTGTCGGGCGGCATGTCGATGCCGAAGCTCACCGTGCCGCCGTCGGGCACGTCGTCGGTTTCGGCGGCCTTCCACAGGTCGGGGCTGATGGCGTACGCGGTGGCGGTCTCGTCCCAGATGCCGAGTGCCTCACGGCGGAACGAATCCTCGGCGAGGAGATTGCGCATGCGCAATATCGCCTGTTCGCTGGTGCGGCGAGGATAAGACGGGTTCGCTTTCGCCCACGCGGTCCGGTCGTCCAGATCGCAGTCGCGGTCTGCCCCGAGCTCCACGTAGAGCATGTCGTCCGAATTGCCCGCCAACGCGGTCGAACGTTTCTCCTCGAACGCCTCGCACTGGTCTCCCGGCTTCGGCGGGTTGCCCATGAACACGATCAACGGGTTCGGGCTCGTGTTCACGATCGGAATCAGATTGTCCAACGCCTTGATGGTGAGTATCTGAGCCTCGTCGAACACCTCGATGTCCGCCGAATGCAGGCCACGGCCGAAACCGTTCTCACGCGCGCCGAACATGATGCGGCTCCCATTGGTGAAACGGATCTCCTGCTGGCCGTTCGCTCGACGCACGTTCCGCACGTACCTGGACAGTTTCGGATTATGCGTCAGGTCGCACATGTCGGCGAACGTCTCGTCGGAGGTGCGCGTGTGGTGCGCGGTCCAGATGACCAGTGTTCCGGCACGTCCGGCGCACAGGATGAATATCGCCGTGCCGACCGTGAACGTCTTGCCGATCTGCCTGCAGCTGGACAGGACCGCTCCTCCGGATCCGCATGCGTACTTGCCGTCGGCGCGTTTGGCGAACAGGAGGTATAGGAAACCTTTCTGCCAGAGGTCGTAGTGGATTCCGGCCTTGACCGCCGCATTGTTGATCAGTTTGAAATCGCTTGACGTGACGTCTTCCGGCTTCACGAGCCGTTGGGCAATCTCAGACAATCGACGCTCCGACATCCTCCGCCACCTCCGTCACGTCATCGTTCACATCGAACAGGCTGCCGGAATCCTCGGCCATGCGCATCCGTTCGTCGAATTCGGCGAGCTTGCTGCTGATCGACGACAACGCGTTGGCCGGCGTGGACGGGTCATGCAGAGCCTCGCGCAGTCTGCCGACGATTTCGCGGAGCGTGTCCTCGTGGGAGCCGTCCATCATCCGTTCGAAGTTCTGTTTGTCGAGTTCCGGTTCAGGCTTCCGTTTCGTTTTCGTCGGCTTGGATACGGGCCTATCCGCTTCCGTTTGCGTAGCCCGGTTCTTTTTCCGACGATAGGCGGCTTTCTGGCGGCAGGATTTGGAGCAGTAGCGTTGCGGCCGCCCGTGGCCGGACGGTTGGAATTCCTTGCCGCAGAGTTCGCACTTCATCGGCACTTCCCTCGCTTTCCGACCTTTCGTTGTTTCCCCTGTTTCCGACGTTTGCATTCCGGGAGGGATATCGGCACTGCACCCGAGGCTACCCCAAGGGGGTATGACCGGGTACCCTGCCCTGGTATCGGGTCAGATGCCGAACGTTTTGAACGGCATCAAGCTTGGTTTGATGGTCTGCTTGCCGGCCAGCAGCGCTCGTGCGTGTTCGTCTGTCTTGTCGCTCTTCATCCTGTTGCAGATGCGGTGCGTGAGCCTGCAGTTAGTGAAGCTGTACGGATCGCCGCCCCGTGAGACCGGTATGAGTTCGTCTACTTCGGCGCTCATCGGATGTGGTGTCTTCAATGTCTTGTCGACTGGCTTGCCGCAGATGGCGCACACGTCGTATGCGGCCAGCACTCTTGCCCTGAGCTGTCTGCGCCGCCAGCCGTTGCTGACACGCTCGTTGCGCCGCTTGCTCATGTGGCCTCCCCACATGCATGAGCCCCGGGGTGCCGTGGATTTGCCGACGACTATCTTCGCCGTTGGCTTGCTGGAATGCCGGTATAGGGGCTCCCGTATATGGACACTCCCGTGTCTTGTAGGGGCTCCCCATCATCTGCGAATACCCCTCCCGGATTGTCAATACCCCTACCCCGGATTTGTTTCATGGGTGCCTTCGGCGGGATTCGAACCCGCGTCCACACGCGGCCACAAGGAAGAGAATCCAATAAAGACTCGCGGCCGGTACGATCTACCACTGATTCCTACGAAGGCATACCGGCAGGCGGATTTGAGCATCACCGCATCACGGAAGCACGGGATTGGCTTGCCTGCCACATTGAGGTATGCCCACTCTGACGGGAGTGGGCGGAGCGTGTCCGATATGCCGTTCGGACAGGACGGGATATAACCCAAGGAGTTAGGAGAATCCATCGGTGGATATGAAAAGGGTTCAAACCGTTTTCTGGTTTGAACCCTCTAATCCACTGACAATTCTGCGTTGCACTTTCGATTTTGTCAAATCGAATCGCGCCGCAGCACCTGCCGATGCACATCCGAAAGCC